GGGGGGTTTGTGTGGGCCCCCCCTTTTTGGGTCCTCCCGCTTTTGGTGCTGCCGCTTTTGGTACTGCCGCTTTTGGTACTGCTACTTTTAATGGTACTGGTGCTGCTGCTGCTTCTTCCCCCTCAATCCCGAACACCTCTCCCTCCACAGCCTCATCTTCTGCCTCCGCCTGCGCCTCCGCCGCCTCATCCGCCTCTGCAATTGCATCAAGCTCAGGGAAACTCTCCGCCTCCGTCTCCCCCGCCTCCTGCACCTTATCGACAATATCCCCTTTTACATTCCCCCGATTCGCCTCTAACCGTTGCTCCTTTTTACTCAATTTCGGACGCACAACGTTCGACGGGAACGTGAAATTACACGCCTGGCGCGAAGCCATCTTGTAATTCGCCGTCTGCGACTTTCCAGCAATCTCGTACACCTCCCCCCAAATTGCCGAGAGCCCCCCGGCAGAATCCTTCGGCTTCTTCTCCTTCGACACCTCCTCCAACCGCGCCGTCATGTATCCGTGCTGACTATAGGCGCTCATAGGCACGCGTACGACCTTGTCAAAATCCACCCGAGGCATCAACTTCTCGTTGCTCCCCTTGTAATACGAGATCAGTCCCGTCAGGCGTTTCACAAGCACGACCTTATTCGCCTCGTTTAAGCCCGAGCTGTCCGCCGCGATAAAGTGTTTCCGGAATTCCTCTCCGAACGGGGGAAGAAGCGGCATGGAATTCACGGCGGGCTTACCTAAGACCTGTAGCTTCTGTTTGGTAAACAGCTTCACGAATTCATCCACGATCGTATCGATCGTCGGGATCTCCTCCTTATCGGACATGCGCTCCACACCCGTATCATTGGATATTTTCCGAATTCCATAGGGGAGCAGCGTGATTTTCACGAGCGTCCCCATACCCTCTGCGGTCTGTTTCACTTCTACGAAGTCCGAAAAGGGGAAGGCGAGGGCAATGGCCTTACACTTGCTGCGGGTCGCCTCGCCCGTCTCATTTACAGTCAGTGACACCTCCGGAATATAGCCGTGCAAGACGTTCGCAAGAATTCCGAGTTCCTCTGGGAAATTGATGAGCGGCGTACCACTCAGACCGATGATCTTGGAATTGCGCGCGGCCAAGAGGAGCCGATAGAACATGTAGCCTCTCATATACGTCTTTGTACCTTCACAAAGAGTCGGCTTCCAGTGTGTAGGGCCAATCTTTTCGGGGGCGATGAGACGGCGCAGACCGGCCAATTTGATCAAATAGGGGTCTATTGTGCCCTGCATCAGCCGTATCAAATTGTGAATTTCATCGACGACGATCACGGCGTCGTCGAAGAAGTCGCAGTAGGGTTTCTTGCAGGCCATCGCCTGTAGGCGTTTAGACGTTATACCATTGTAATTTATGAACTGGATACGTCCCCGCGCCTCTTTACCCTCTGGATCTCTCACTTCGTCCCAGGCAATCGTGGCGAGAATTTGGGTGCGAATTTCCGTCTGTTCCTCTGCCGATAGGGAGGAGTAATTCGCCTCTGCCTCCGTCTTCCGAAAATCGGGGATCCACACACGCTTTACTCGGCTGAGATGGTATTTCGGAATATTCAGGACGTCGGTCGAGAATATGTCGGTCGTACTGTCGCCCACGGGCACGGACATCCAGTAATTCTTCAGCCGAAAATGCCGGAACCCGCAGAGGGTGACCTCGTTCAGGAAATTTCTCCGGAGAGATTTCGGGGTCATTACGATAATTTTCTTGTTGGCCGTGGAGAACAGGGCTTCGGCTGTGGCAATTGCCGTACACGTTTTTCCTGAACCGAGTCCGTGGTAGGTCAGAATTCCTCTGTAGGGACTTTCACCGCGCATGTATTCCCGGACGAACTTCTGGTACGGATAATTCTCCCCGGGCTTCGTCTCCACACCGGGCTTGAGTGAGAAACTATCGTAGCTTACTTTGATGAAATCGGAGAAGCCGCGTCTTGTCTCGGGAACGTATACGGCGGGGCCCTCCTTGCTCGTATAGGGATTTTTATACTTATCTTTCCGAATAAGGTCGATCATTTCCTCGGTGTCGCCGTCTAGGGATTCCGTAGGAGCGGCGGGAGCCTTTACAGGAGCGGAAGAAGGAACAGCCACATTTTCCTCCTCTTCCTCTTCTGCCTCTTCAACGGCCGCCTCTTTCACAGCCGCCTCTTTCACAGCCGTCACTGCCTCCGCCCTCTTTTTGGCAGTCGGAATGGCAGGAGAGGATGCCGATCGCCCGTAGGAATGTTTCACCGGTTTAGAGGCCACTTCAAAAATAGAGGCGGCCGCGCGCGGTTTCAAATTAACTTCTTCCTGATGCTCCCGTAAACTTTCGGGTAATTTTTCAACAGGTTTCGCGGAACCTCTGAATCCACGACCCTTTTTTACCGGTGCGTCAGACATCTATATATCCATGAGTATATATTTCAGACTTCGTAACGAAGCCAAGCGCATAAAAGACACTTGGCTTCCGTTCAGCACTGAACGATGCACATGCTTTACTTCCTGGAGCGCTTCGCACGCTTCGTACCACGCCTCCTATTTCCCTTCTTCTTGCACTTGAGCGTGGATACAAGCATATTATATAGCGACCCACCCTTTTTAGGAGGCATCGGCTCTTCTTCCTCTACACTCATACTTTTCGACCCATTCTGTGAATTCAGACCGGCGTTCGTTTCTGTTTTCATATCCTCCTTGAATTGCGGCGGACCTTCAAATGAAATATCGGTCTTGTTTTTACGACTTGACTCGATCACATGATCGGGGTCAGAATTCTCCGTGAGACGCTGCTCGTTTTCGGCATCGTCCGTCAATTTCAACGTGTTCTCAGAACGAAATTCTTCATCCGGATCACTCGCAGACTCCGCGTCGTTCATTTCCACCCGTGAATTCATCCCCTTTAGATCCCTCGCCTCTTCGGACGTGTACGCCTTCACATTCCCACTCTTCGTTACCCGAAAAACGGAAGGGTAGCCATCCACTGTTTTCGGAATCGGCTCCGGAACATTCTCCAGCTGGTCGTGGTGAATTGTCATAAGTCCGGCGCGCCGTTTTGAATTCGCGAGTAAATTCTTCCAGACATCGTCTTTGTATTTATGGCAATGTCCGCAATAATCCGCCCATATAAGCACAATGACCACCTTGTTCTTCTTCAACATATCATGAATCTTGGGAATATCGGCGGAAGATGTCACGTCCAATACGTTCTTCGCAGTACCCTTTTTCTTTGCCGTTTTTTTCGCTGCAGCGACCATCTCTAGTTTACACATAGATTATATCGGCCCAGGATAGAGATGGATAAAAGTATATTTCAGAAATTGTCAATTATTCTTCCGAAAATATTCGCCCTGTTTGCATTAGTATACCTATTTTTTTACTTTAAACAGCGGAATTATCTGTACGAGTATTTCCAGCCGACCGCCATTCAACGCGGATCCGATATTGACGCACGCGACTGTGCCGCACGAGGTGGAGCCTACATAGGGGGCGTCTGTAAGATTGCACAGGACGAGGACAAGTCGCAGTGTCAGCGGTCAGGCGGTACTTGGGAAAATGGCCGGTGCTCAATCCCTTCCGTACAATGTACGATGATGGGTGGGCGATACGTCAACGGAAAATGTGTATCCATGGACACAGATATACAGGCGCGGATCAACTGTGAGATGAAGGGCGGTCAGTACTCTATGTCAACGGGAGCCTGCAGAGATGACACGTCTAGGGCCGATCGATTCGGATTTGATACTACGGAGGACGCGAATCCGGAAAAGACGATGTACCCCTCTGCCGGAGAGGTACAAATGACCACATTCAGCCCCCCGTACGAACAAGAGCCGATACAGGAGCTGGACGACTACGAGTATAACCTGATCTACACGAACGAGGCCGATCGGGTACTCAATAAAGAACTCCGCACGAAGCTAATGTCCCAGTATCCGATGCACTGGACAACGTATCCGCCTTCGTCCGCGCAATTCCAGGCCGGCTACAAGGAGTCTTTCCAGAACGCGAAACAGGACGTCCCGGATGATGCGAAGCCCTATCAGAATATAGGGGGATCCATGATGGCGCCTCCTGATACGAGTGAAGTGGAGCGCGAAGAGCGTAAGATTCTGCAGACGTATACCCCGGAATTTCCGCCGAAGGGGCAGACCTACGATAGCCGCGATGCGAACACCCTGATCAAGAAGGTATTTGATGCGAGGGGACTTATACCGGAGGTTCGTCACCGCGACGGGACGAATGTCTATGAGATCATCGGGACGCGGCGGAAGAATGAGAAGATCGTGTATGAGGACGAAGAGGCGGCGGCGACACAGCGGGCGAATCCTGCGGCGGGAGAAGATACCGTGCCCGTCGTCTCGAATCTCAACGAACTCACCACGAGCTCGCGGGACTCGTTTTATACTGCGGGCAAGGGTTCCGCGAATCCTTGGCAGTACACGGCCTGGACGCCGGGCCTCGAACGCGTATTCGCCCCGACGGATCCGAAACAGAACTGGTATTAAGGTCTATTTGGAAAGTAACTTGAACAGATTCAGGTCTTTATCGTAGACGAGGTAGCAGACGAGTACTGAGACGACCACATCTATCGTATAGTGTGCTCGTGTGAGTATGATGAGAACTGCATTCATAATGTTCCACAGAACTAGAAGCGGTACATTCGTGACATATTTGTAGGAATAATAGAGCAGCGAGAGAATGAATACAGCGGCGAAATGGGCGCTGAAGATTTTATCGTAGCAACTGCCGTTGATATGCGTAGAAAGTCCCTCGGTTAACTCGCACTGCTCATGTTTGGGCAGGATCGTCAGATTGATTGTTATATCGCGGAGTATAAAGACGGTGAGCATGAGTCCGAGATATTCCGTGATGAACCTCTTATTGAAATTCCATAAAAGGGGGATCAGAGATGCGGCAAAAACCGCATTGATGAGCCACTCCAGTTTGTGTTCGTCGGGCAGATTTTCATGCAGTATATCGTAGACACGATTCTCGGGCCTTCCCTCCTGGTACGTATAGAAGTCGTTTCCGACCTTCTGGGCGTAGGAGTTCATATAGACGTGTGTACAGAAATATACGGCGATCACTGCGATCGTATAGGCGTAAGATACGCGCATCTAATTATACCACATAAAAGCATCGCACGTATCTTAATAAGAATGTGGGTCTGTGATACACGAGAGCGCGATCTGATACCTCTTTTAGAAAATGTCGCAACGAGGAATCTTCCTGTGGGCGACATTTGGATCGGCCTCTCGGGGGAAAATGTTATTCCTGGGGGTCTTGTGATAGAGCGCAAGGCCGTCGCCGACTTGGAGGCGTCGATCAAGGACGGGCGGTACCGAGAGCAGCGTCTGCGCCTCTTGACGCACTGCCAGGAGACTGGGGCGCGACCTCTATACATTATTGAGGGCACCATAGATCGACCATTCCAACAGCGTTTCAATGGGAATACGCTCCGGAAATTCCTGCACCGCCTACAGATCCGCTACGGTGTCCCCGTGATTCATACGGAGAGTCTGGAGGCGACGGCGAATATCTGTAAGGTCCTATTGGATCAGTGGCAAACCGATAAGACGGTATTTGTTGCCGAAGACGCCGCGAAAAAGGATTACGCGACGTCCGTGACAATTCACAAACGGGGAAATAAGGAGGATCCGCGAGTATTTGCGTCCATGGTTCTCCAGCAGTGTCCGGGTATAAGTGCGGCGATCGCGAAGGCCATTTTGGGTAATGGGAGCCTCACGGGCGCCTGGGGCCTTTCAGAGAAGGATCTGGCGACGATACAGGTCACGGAGAAGAGGAAGGTGGGGCCGGCTCTAGCGAAGCGGCTTTGGACGCTTCTTCACTGTGACTCGCCGCAAGGGCAATCAGCCCCGCTCCCAGAAGACTTATGAGACCGGGTTTTTCTCCGAGGAAGACGAAGCCGAAGAGGAAGGAGGAGAAGACGCCGACGAAGGAGAGAAGGCCGAACGTTTCCGTGTTTACTTTGGGTATACTGTAAAAACGGAGACTGTAGCCGACGAAGCCTACGATGAGATTGAAAAGTATGATCTTTGTCCATACTGACGCGGACCACTGGATTTTGAGTATGCCGAACAGGATCAGTGGGATTATGCAGACGAGGGCGCCGCCGTACATTTCCAGAGTGGGAGTCCACGGATTTTTTTCTTCGTTCGTGCGGACGGCAAAGTACATGGCCGATTCCGTGAGGGCGGCGGCGAGGGCGGCGGCGATGCCTATGAGGGCCCCGTAGCGATTCTGGACGATTCCGCGCAGATCGTCCTTGACGCCCTTTGTGCTTATGAGGAAGGTTCCGAGAACACCGAGGGCGACGTAGGCGTAGCTTTTTGCTTGGATGTCCTCTCCGAAGAAGGCCTTTGCGCCGAGGAGATTCCACATAGGGTAGGTATAAAAAAGGGACATGGCCACGCCGGCACTCAGGCTTGAAAAGGCGATGTATGATACGAAGATATGGGCGAGTGTTATGGCACCGAGACCGAGCGAACGGCCGACGGCCGCGGGGGAGCCCCACGTTGATATCCAATCGGCTGGTGTAGCCATGGCGCCAGCACCCACAAAGAAGGTGATGAGTCGCGAAAAGACCTGTGTCGATAGATTTGTCGATACGAGCTTTATAAGGATCGGATAGAGCGAAAGAACGATTTCGCTCCCTACGACAATATATTCGGCG